TGAATCAAGAGATTCCTGAACAATACTTGAAACAGTTACTAATTTATCAACCCCAATTACAGGTTCAGTTATACTTAAAGTATTATTCAGATCTAAGTTATTTGATGAACCGCCTTCAAGGGACCTAATCTCAACAAAATCTTCTTCAGTCAACATCGTGTATTCGTTATCCAACACATAAAGTCTACCTGGATTTAATGCTGTGTCGTTTGATTTAAAAGTCAAACCAGCTCTTAGCTTAGAGCCTGATTCACCAGTTACTCTTATCCGGAAAATTCCTGAAGTCGCAGGTTGAGGATTTCTATCTAAGTAGATTCTACCTTGACGCTCTAAAGTCCCACCATTTTCCTCTAAATCAGCTTTATCAGGAAAAACATTATCAAGTAAGTCTCGAAGATATAAGTACTGCAACCTAAATTGTCCTGCGGTGACTATTGATATCGCTTCATAAACTTTCTTTAAATCATCGTCACTATCAATACCAAGTTTATTTTTTAAATCCTGCTTGATTTGATCGTTTATTTCGATTAATTTAGGAGTTGATATCATATCTCAAAATCTATTATATTTATTTCTCTAGGTTGCCAAATAAAATGATATTCTTTACCTTGATTTGATTCACTGGAAATTATTCTGACGCTTATCTTAACTTGATCATTCTCTGGAATCGACACATTAATATCTAAACCAATTGAATCAGACAATGTTTTTAAATCCTGCTTAACTACCCTCTCAATTTTCAATCGACCTGCAGAATTTAAAGCTGTTTCGGATAAAACTTTTTCTGTTCTAGAATTAAACTGCTTTGACCTTTTGTTTCTATAAATCAAACTATTGGCCCAATAATCTAAATTCTCGTTTTTAGATCCGAATTCAACTCTTTCAGTTGATGCTTCAATATTTCCTCCGAATAAAGATAAATAAATATTTTGCAGTAAGCTATCTGATAATATAAGATTTTTATTTATTTGAGATAAATCACCTCCTGAACCGCTTTCGTATATACCTATATCTTTAGACATCTTCTATCTATTTAAAATTGACCAACAGTTCCACCAACATTTATTGGGATATCGTTTCCGTCTTTTCGTACTTTTTCAACATTACCACCTTTATCTTTTATATCAATACTTAGATTGCTATCTCTTATTGAAGTGTTGACTATATCATTGCTTCTCTGAGAAGTACTAGGTAGAACGACTGTGTTATCATTATTGACTGGATCAGTCTCGCTTGATTGATTGTTATTAACAACCAAACCAGCGGTGATATCATTTACTTTCTCAAGACCTTGCTTAGCCAAAGAACCAACTTTTCCAGGTATTTTTGACATCAAAATTAAGACGCCTTTTAAAGGAGTTAATAAGAAAGATATTATGTCTTGGCCTATCTCAGCAAAGAATCCTTTGAAGTCAAAACCACTAAATGAATCAACTAAGTTTGACCAAAGACTTGAAATCCATTCTGTAAATTTACTCCACTTTTTACCGAACCAATCTGTTATTGTTGACCAATTCATTATAACAGCAATTACTCCGGCAATAGCTGCAATGATTAAAAGTATTGGCCACAAGCTTAAATTCATCGCAATACCAAAAGCGGTCGTCGCTGCGGTTCCGATCCAAGTTGCGGCGCTACCAGCTAGCATAGCTACCCGATAAGCTCCTTGAGCTACCGCATTTCCAATTAGAGCTCTTTTATTGTTTTGTTGCAAGGCTATTTGAATCCCTAGAACCGTATTATATGCGAAAGTAGCTACTCTGGTGGCCCAAATGACAGTTTTCATAAGAACAAACAAACCAACCACGCTGAGACCAACTGTGACGATAGTAGACATATTATCAGCCACGAAGAACATCACTTTTCTAAGTTTATCTAAACCAGAACCAGATGTAGTTGTCTTCAGTATCAGATTTGTGAATGATTTACTCATCTCCTGAACACCTGTAGAAATCGTTTTAGTAGCTGAATCATATTCTTCAGTTAAAGCAGTATTATCTTTCCAAGCCTGTTTTGACAGCTCCATTTTTTCATTCATCATATCAAAATTAGTAGCCAACGGAATAATACCTTTAGTTACTGTTTCTGATGATAAACCTAAATCACTTAGAGCTTTGGTTACGCTGCCTCCGTTTTTATTTATTTCACTCAAACCTTTAATAAAGCTCGTGAAAGCAACCTGCGGATCTTCTTTAAATGTCTTTTGAACTTGATCATTTGACATTCCCATTATTTTCGAGAATGAGCTTAATGATTTACCTCCTTCAATAGTAGCCATTTCAATACCTCTGAAAACTTTAGACACAGCGGTTCCAGCCGCTTCAGGCCTAACATCAAGTGATTTCAAAGCTGCTGATAAACCTAATATTTCTCTTGACCTCAAACCATATGAAGCTGTACCTCTAGCAACCTCGCTCGCCACGCTTAATATTTCACTTTCAGTAGCCGCAGAAGAGTTACCTAATCCAACAATAGCAGAACCGAATTTATCAACAACGCCGACGCCTTCCTTTGTAATAGTAAGCAGCCTAGCAATAGATGAAGCGCCTTCTTCGCCAGCTATATCAGTAGCTGACTCCATTTGAGCCATCGTTTTTGAGAATATCAGAATGTTATCAGCTCCCTCAACACCTAGTTGACCTGCTGATTGCTGTAATTCAACTAATTTTTGAGCAGATACACCTCTAAGACTATTAGATAAATTGATAGTTCTTTTACTCAGATCCTTCAAGTCCTCACCCACTATTCCAGTGGTCTTAGAAACTCCGACTAAACCGGTTTCATAAGCTGTGACGTCCTGGTAAGCGTTCATGAAAATAGATCCAACGCTCAAACCTAGCAAGACTTGAGACATTCGACCCATTCTGGAAAAAGTACTGTTTATTCTATGGTCAACTCTACTTATAGCAGCTGAAGTATCTCTTGAAAAACTTTTGACACCTCTAGACATTTTTCGAACCACGTTCGTAAACTTGTCTTCAGCTGTGAATATAGAGGGGATTTTAATTGCTGCAGGCATATGACTATGATTCCATTTTTTTATGCATCTCTTTTAGATGATTGTACCAGTAGAATAAACCGTGGTGATCTAGGTCATCTAAAAAAAGATCGTCAATGGTAATTGGTGTCCAATGAAACTCATTGACGATACTTTTTATTGCTGATTCGGTGCCACCTAAATCAGGGCACCTTTTTAAAAAACTGAGCAAAGTTGATTAAGAGTATTGAAATCAGTTGAACCTAATTCCTTTACTCTGTACATTTCAATCTGGCATAAATATGAAAGCATTTTCAAAGCGTAGGTACCGCGCTGCTTCTCAAAATTTAAACCATCCATTACAAGAGCTTTGTCAGCAGCTTTTACCCTGCTTCTAAGAGTACAAGCGTCATCTTTTTCGCTCCTTGTATTGGAGTCAGGAAAAAGAGGCTCATAGTACTCATACGTAGGCACAAGGTGGTCATCAAAAACAAGTTTTCCATCTTCAATCGCCTCGATCACATCCACGTAATCTTCAAGAATTTTATCCTTGCTGTATTCACCTCTTCTGAAACCCTTTGGGTCGTGTTTTTCTAAAAATTTTGACATCTCTTCAACAGCTTGTTTTCTGTTGATTTTTTTTACTTCGTTTTTGTTCATCTTATCTATTTATTTAGAAATTTATTTACTGCTTAGTTCAGAGGTTCTAATTCACCACCTCCGGCAATCTTATTGGTCATTTGAGCGTTGTTTGTATCAAAGTTCAAATCACCTACAGGCTTCCCTTTTCCTCTCCAAGTTACACCTGAAGCGTGAGTAAAGGTCCAAGTTCCAAGAACTGATGATTTAGCTAGAGCTGTGTAATTTTTTCTTTCGTTGTCAGATTTAAAATCTGCTAAGATAGGACCTTCAACAGACCATCTAACCCTGTTTACTTGGTCAATAAATTCACCGCTACCAGTTACTCCGTTCGCGTCATCGTTTGATCTAAAACCACCTGGATCAATTGTATATGTTTCGTTTGATTTAGTTGCAAACTTTAAGCTTCCTAGATCTGGGTGATTACAGGTTATTTCTATAATATCACCCCCTAAATAATTTGGCATAATTTTATCTTTTTATTGTTAATTAAAATCCGGCTTCAACATCAGTTGATTCTATTCTAGCAATACCTGTTCTTTTGTATCTGAAGAATGTATCAAATCTATCTCTATTTGATTCGCTTATCGCGACTCTTAAGCTGTCTTTTGAGAACCTAGGCTCTCTTATTAATGCTCTTACAGCCAAGTCATCAAAGAAGTCAACTAAGACCGCTTGCCATTGCTTAGGCTTAACGCTTTTCTCTGCATCAGTTACTTGATCATCATCAACTAGAACGTGATCACGAACATTCACTTTTTCCAAAATGGTGTATTCGTCTTTAATATTCCAATCTAAATTCAAGTTTCTAGGATATGCAAACTGCAATGGATTCTCTCCTTCAGGGTGGTAAGTAGTTACTAAATCCTGAATTCTATAAGCTGATTTTTCAAGTGTCACAGTAGAGCAACCTTTTCTCACTAAAAAGTCTCTATTATTGTAGTCACT